ATGGCTTGCGCCATTAAGTTGGACTTTTTTGTTTTTGCAAAGGTTGGAGATTATTTCCCTTGTGATAGTGATACAGTAAAACCAGAATATCTTGTCTGGGACGCAAATTTTAAACAGATTGAGCTTCTCACAAATCAGCTTTATACAATTTCAGAAATGGGTTCTGCTGTGTTTGGTGATTTGACGAATAAGGCAGATGATGTTCCAAGCGGTTCGGCTTTAAGACGATTGATGATGTCACCACTCGCCAAGGCTCGCAGGATTGCAAATCGTTTCGACCCGATTTTGAAGAAAATTATATCTGCAAGTGCTGAAATTCTTGGAACAAAAATAGCACCAGAAGAAATCACTGTCACATGGCATGATGGCTTACCTGCCGACCCAACGGAAGACGCTGAAATCATGTCAGTTCGCACAGGCGGAAAAGCTACACTGTCGCAGTATACAGCGATTCAAAGGCTTGATGATATGTCTGCTTCTGATACCGATGCAGAGCTTGCGATGATACGTTCTGACGATATTGACGCAAGCGTTGGCTTAGAAGAACCTGCCCTCGAACCGATTGAGGGCGTCTGATGAATACGCAGAAAAAGCTGATTGAAACATATCAGAAAGCACAGAAAAAACTCGTTGAGATAATCAAGCGTAAACAGGCTTATGGTTCGGCAACAGCTTATGAAAGGTCACTTTTAAGGCAGATTCAAAAGGAGCTTAAAAAGCTGAAAAAATCTTCAAAAGCACTTGTTGAACAGCTTGTAAAAGAAAACTACAAGACAGGCTTGCAAAGTCTGATTGATGACCTTATAAAAGATGATACAGCACCAAGATTGTTTAATATGTTCAGCGGACTTAACACAAGTCAGATTGAACTTATTACTCAAAACGCTAATATCGACTTGAACAAGGCAATTAACATTGTTGGTCGCAGAGTTCAGGACGCAGTCAGAGAAGCCAGTATCGAAGCAACAGCAGAAAAGCTCACAACAGGTCAGACAATCAGAGAAATGCAGAAAAATCTTCAAGATAAACTTAAACAGCAAAATCTGACAGCAGTAGAATATGCCAACGGTACGAAAATGCCGATTGAAAAATATGCTGAAACTGTTGCTCGCTCAACTACTGCAGAAACTCAAAATAAGGCTAAAGTTATACAAGGACAAGACTGGGGCTACGACCTTGTGAGGTTTACAGAACATAGCCCTACCTGTGAAGTCTGCTCGATGTATCAGGGCAGAGTTTATGCCCTCACGAAAGAAGCTGCCAATGGCAAATACAAAGGTTCTAAAGGTCAAGCATTGCATTTTCCCTATCTTTATGATACAGCTTTGATAAGCGGTTACAGTACTATACACCCTAACTGCCGTCACCGTCTGTCAGTATTGCCAGCAGGAGCTTATACTGCTGCTGAAATGGAGGATTTCTCTCGAAAAAGTATGCAGCCATTTGAAGATATGCGGTCGGACAAGGAACGCAAGGCATATGCTCAAGAACAAGCAGTAAAGCGGAAGCGGAACGAGAGTCGCAAGCAGTATGAGAAAATCAAGACTGCTTTGCCAAATGACGCACCAAAAACATTTGCGGCTTTTGTTAAGATGAAATCTGCAAAATCAGAGCGGTATAGGGAATTGCTGAAAGATTACCGTACTGTAATGGGTATTGCAAAACAGCAGGAAAGTGGTATAATAAAAAATATAGATATAGAAGATGTAGAAATTTTAGGCTCGACCAAAGGAATTCCCAGTGATGTACTTACTCCTATTCTAAAAGTTGTTTCAAAGTTTGGAGATAATTATTACTATAATGAAGTTTCTTTTGAAAGTCTTGGTTCTGGTAATAGAGTTCCTTTAATGCAGACAGAACCATATTCTATGGGAAAAATTGTTGGAACAAGACTTATAATCAATCAAGATATTTTGGCTGGATGTACTTTGGAAGAAATAAATAGTAGAATATTAAATTCTTCTACCACAGTTGCAAGAAATTTAACTGAAGCTGCAATACATGAAACTGGTCATGCAAAAATGTATTATCAAAAATCAATGTCGACAATAGAAAGCGAAAATAATGAACTGCTAAAAATACATATTAAAGGTATAAATGAAACTGCATATAGTGATGGATCTGAATGTATAGCTGAAACTGAGGTACTATTAAGTAGAGGTGATCCTGTGCCAAAAGAAGCAAAGGATTTATATGATAAATATTTAAAAAGGGAGTAATTGTCTATGTTTTATTTCATACCCTGTGATAATTGTAAGCATAAGAGAACCATTAAGAAAGATGGTTGGATTTTTACTTGCGATGCATTTCCAGATGGAAGACCTTTAAACTTTATTTATGAACACAATTATAATGAACCATTATGTAATAATAATATAGGATTTGAATCCTTAGAATCGGAAATTTCCTCATAAATGCCCTAAATCGCATTTAATTATTATAGGTAAAATTATCAGTCTAACAATTTCTAAACGCTCTTAAACGGCTTATAAACGAATTTAAACGCATATATAACACAGGCAATAAGCGTACCTGCACTTTTATGGTGCAGGACGCTTTTTATATTGCAAAAATTTAATGAAAGGAATTTTTACTATGAGTGAAACAAACACAAATGCTTCAACAGAAAGCGAAGCAAAAACAGAACCACAGACGGCAGAACCTCCAAAGCAGACACAGGTTGACCAAAATGCAGAAAAGCTCAGCACCTATGAAACAGCACTGAGAAAATTTTTTAAACTTGCTGACGGTGAGGAGCTTGGTGACATTGACGGCAAGCTGACAGAGTTTGAAGCGGAACACGAAAAACTTATTTCAGCAACAAAGGATAAGCTTATTACAGCAAGTCTTAACGCTCTTGATGGCTACAACACAAAACTACTTGCAAGGCTTATAGACAAAAGCAAGATTACAGTTGATGAAAACGGCAATATTACAGGACTTGAAGAAGCAGTAAAAGCTGTTTCAGACGAATTTCCTGCCGTAATTGTTAAAAAAGAATCTGCAAAGAAACCTTTTGTGCCGATTAATCCGGCACAGCAAACATCAACATCACAAACAATGAATGACCTCATCAGAAGTCACAGATAAAAAAGGAGATTTTTATTATGGGAAACATTATTACAAGAACAGACGCAGAAGCTCTTATTCCGGTTGAATCAAGCAAAGAAATTATTCAGGCAGTACAGCACGAAAGTGCAGTTCTACAGCTTATGAAAAAGCTGCCTAATATGAGTTCAAAGCAGACTAAAATGCCGATTATGTCAGCACTTCCTGTCGCTGGATTTGTTAATGGCGATAATGGTCTAAAGCCTGTATCAAGTGCATCATGGGAAAACAAGTACATTACCGCAGAGGAAATTGCTGTAATTATTCCTATTCCTGAAGCTGTACTCGACGACGCAGAATATGACATTTGGGCAGAACTTAAACCTTCGATTATTTCAGCATTTGGAAAGGTTATTGATGGTGCTGTATTATTCTCGACCGAAAAGCCAACAAGCTGGCCTGAGGGCATTGCAACAACAGCAATTACAAAGAAAAAGACGGTTACATACGGAACGGGCATTGACACAGCCGAGGATATTTCCGAGCTTATGGGACTTGTCGAGGCTGACGGCTTTGATGTTACAGGCTTTGCGGCAGAAATTGCTCTGAAATCATCTTTCAGAGGTTTGCGTGACAAAAACGGCGGTCTTATCTTTGCTCCAAGCTTGCAGGCGGATACACCATCAACTCTATACGGTCAGGCAATCAACTATGTAAAAAATGGTTCTTGGGATAGCAGTAAGGTTAAGCTTATTGCTGGTGATTGGTCACAGGCGGTTTATGCAATGCGTCAGGATATGACATATAAAGTGCTTGACCAAGCTGTCATCAGTGACGCAAGCGGTAAAATTATATATAACCTTGCACAACAAGATATGGTTGCTCTTAGATGTGTAATGCGTCTTGGCTGGCAGCTGCCTAACCCAGTTACACAACTCAATAGTACTGATACACGCTATCCGTTTGCAGCTCTTGTACCTGCTGGTACTGAACATTCAGGTGGTTGATTATGTTTAAAAAAGGCATTAACAGCTATTTAAATCTTGATGAAGCAAATGAGCTTATTGACGGTGTTGATACAACAGGAAAATGGCGTGAGCTTACAGACGGTGAGCGAAAGCAATATCTCGTACTTGCAACAATACATATTGACAGCCTTATGCTTACATCTCGAAAACATAAAGCCGAACAGCAGTTACAATTTCCAAGAGGAAAAAGTTCGGAAGTACCAAGAGCAGTACTTATGGCACAAGCTCTCGAAGCACTTACATTATCTGATACACAAGCAATGCAAAGAATTTCTTTGCGTGAACAAGGTGTAACTTCAATTAAGCTTGGCAATACAAGTGAAAGCTATTCAGATGATTCAAATTCATCTTCTAAGCAAAATAATGAACTTAAAAGTAAGGTCGCAATGTCGCTTATGCGACCGTATATGCTCGGTTCGGCGGTGATGCTATGAGCTTGTTTACTCCATACTTTAAGGATAGCATTTCTGTACAGAATTATATTGGTGTCAATGATTTTGGAGATAGTCAATACAGTTCTGCAAAAGATGTGCTTTGTCGATTAGAATATAAAACGCAGGAAACCCTTGATTCTAAAGGCAATAAAGTGATAAGCACAGCAACTATTTATGCGAGATTTTTAATCTATCGCCCTCTGTGGTGTCGGGCGCAGCGAACGACGAAGCGTACACGGCGGCGATTAAAACGGCTGTAATGCCCGTTATAAGGGCTTTTGAAACAGCTTTGAATCAGGGCTTGCTTTTAGAAAGCGAAAGGCACAGACACTATTTTGCTTTTGATACAACAGAACTTCTCAAGGGAGATATACTTAAACGCTATCAGGCATATCAAATAGGTTTAGCAAATAATTTCTTACAGGCTGATGAGGTTCGATATAAGGAAGATTTAAAACCACTTGGCTTTAATTTCATACGCTTGGGCTTGCAAGATGTTCTTCTCGACCCGAAAACAAACACGATCTATACTCCGAATACAAATCAAACAACAATGTTTGATCAGAATGTAAATCAGCAGATAGCTGACAGTATGAACGAAGAAACAGAGCAACGCTGGGACGGTCAGCCTCGTGATAGTGACGGCAGGTTTGATAAAGGAAAAAGGCCACGCTCAGCACAGTCAAAAAGGAAGAAAAACGGTTCAGATAAATCCTCTGAAAGACTTGAAAAATCGGACAAGAATGATATAATAAAAGTAGAAATAGCAAAAGGTTCAATCAGTTTAAAAATAAATCACGAAAAACAAGCAAGACACATAAAAGGTACGCCAGAATATATAGAAGGTAGAAGTTACCTTACTATTTCAGAGGGAGAGGCACAAAATATAATAAATCAAAAAACTGGTACAGGAACACTTATTAAGAGTAAGAATGGTAGACCTTTAAAAGAAAAGATAGATTGCGACAGAAAAATTGGAGTAGATGTCGATTTTATAACAAAAAAGGAAACACCAACGGATAAGGCAACGATACATTATTCAAAAACAGGAACACACTTAGTTCCAAGAAAGGAGACAAAAAATGAGTGATTTTGCAAAATATGTTGGTAAATCAGTAATAATTATTGATGATGATGATAAAGAATGGAAAGGTATAGTTGACAGCTATAATCCTGATGATGATTTAGAAGATTATAGCGGAGAAACCTTGGATATTTGTGTAAATGGTTCTCCTGATGATTTGGTTTGTTTAACTAAACCGCAAATTAAATCTATACAATTAGCTTAACCGCTCCTTGAGGGCGGTTTTTCTATGCTATAATTTAAGAAAGGATTTAAAAATGAAAATTAAACATAAAAAGATACTGGTATGTGGGCTATCATTAGCTGTGTTTGTTGGTATGATTTGTGGTTGTACAGAGGCAGACAGAGCGAAAAGAAATGTTCAACAAGAAGCAGATAATTTTAATGTTGAGCGTAGACTTAGTGTTATTAATATGCGTTCTGATAAACCAATATTAGAATTGACAGGTTATTTCTCATTATCTAACAATAGTAATAATGAACTTGAGGTTACTATTGAAGTTGAAAATGGGAAATACAAGGTTGATTATATATACTTGAATGATTGGACAATGTATACCGTTGAAGATATTTCAGGTGCACATGTTGATAAATATCATTATGAAATAAATTTCTTACCTGAACAAATTATTCCGTATACATTTAAATCAAAAGATTAAGTAGAAAGCAGGTGAAATAATGGACTTCCGAGAATTTATTGAAGAACGCTTCATAAAAAGAAACTAAGCACTTTGAGAAATCAAGGTGCTTTTTTAATGCCCTGAGTATGGCTTAAAACTGCTCTATTTTTATACCCGAAGGTAGGTGAGAATATTGCAAATCGAAATCAGAAGTAGCAATGAGGCTGTCATAAGCGGTTATGTTAATGCTGTTGAGCGTGATAGTCGCATAATGCCAAAAGGCAAGGGAGCAACTGCGGTACGAAGTTTTGTTGAGCGAGTTAGGGCAGGCACATTCGATAAGGCTATAAAACGAGGAACGCCAATAGAGCTTCGCTTTAATCACGACAAAATAATAGGCGATACCACAAGTAACCTTGAACTCTATGAAGATAATATTGGTCTTTATGCGAGGGCAATAATCAGTGATACAGAGGTTATCGAAAAGGCTCAGCGTGGGGAGTTGCGTGGGTGGTCATTTGGCTTTATCTCTGAGGGTGAATCCTGGGATAAAGAAGGCGAGCTTGACAGACGAACGCTTGAAGACATTGATTTGAAAGAAGTTTCAATTCTCGACAAAACACCAGCTTACTTTGGCACTTCCGTTGAAGTAAGGGGTGAAGAATCAAATGTTTTTGAAACAAGAGGAATTGCAGGAAACATAAAGCTTATCGGAAAAGAATCTCCGAAAGCAAACAGTTTAGAAATCTATGAAAAAGAACTTGAAATTTTGAAAGAGAGGTAATTTATTATGAAGGCACTAATCGAAAAGAAAAATGCTCTACTTGATGAGGCAGACGCTCTTATCAATAAAGCAAAGACAGAGAACAGGGCGTTTGAGGATAGCGAACTTAATCGCTATAATGAAATCAAAGCAGAGCTTGCAAGGCTCAATAAGACTATTTCAGCCGTAAAAGAAACAAGAGAAGCTGAAATTGACGAACCTGATAATAAAAAGAACAGTACAGAAGAAGCCGAAACAAGACTTTTTGAAGCTTATATCCGAAATCCGAAGGCTGTTGAAACTCGTGCCGATACTAATCTCACTTTCGGTGCTAATGGTGCGATTATACCAACAAGCATTGAAAATAAGATTATTGATAAGGTGAAAGAAATTTGCCCTATTTTTGAACTTGCAACAAAGTATAATGTCGGCGGTACTCTTACAATTCCGTACATTGATACAGATACAAGCGATAATAAAATGGCTTATGCAACAGAGTTTACAGAGCTTGAAAGTACATCGGCAACCTTTAAATCAATTTCTCTTACAGGATTCCTTGCTGCAACACTTTGCAAGATTTCTAAGTCACTTATCAATAATTCACAATTTGATATTGTGTCATATACAATTCAGCATATGGCTGTTAATATCGCACAGTGGATAGAAGGTCAGTTACTCAAATAA